CAGTTACACATAAAGAGTTCAAATTATTGGCTGCAAGTAATCCAAAGGCAGTAGTTCGCACAACTTCAGGAGATTTCTTTTTAATGGGATTAGAGTTTGGATGTGATATAACTACAATTAATGCAAATACAGGTGCAGCAATGGGCGATATGACAGGATACGAAGTTACTCTTGTTGCTCGTGAAAAAACTTTTGCAAACTATTTAGATACTTCTACAGAAACTGGAATGGCATCATTATTAAATGGTACTATAGTAGAATAATACCTAAACAACGATAAAATAGGGATGCAGAGATGTATCCCTTTTTTTATTTAAAACAAAAACACGAACTATAAGTTATATAAGTATATGATTATACTAAAAGAACAAAATACATCGCAGACTTTTAAGTTTATTCCGAGATATTATACAGGAGTGAATTTACGTTTAGTCAACGAAAGTAGTGGGCAGGTATATAGTTATAACGTATCTCCTGAACGTATCGGATATTACCATCAGATTACGCACATCGTAGATACTAAAGAGGGTAACTTTTACTCACTTACTATATTCGATGATGATGCGAATGTAGTTTATAAGGATAAGGTGTTTTGCACAAACCAAGAAATCACGGAATACACAATTAATAAGGATGAGTACGTACAAAAGTCATCCGATAATGAATTTATAATTTATGAATGATATTCACGTTATCAATTTAAGCCAATATACACAGCCTAAAATTGTCGAAAGTAAACGTAATGAATGGGTAGAATATGGAGAGAATAATAAATATTATGATTTCCTTATAGACTGCTACCAAAATTCAACTACGAATAATGCTTGTATAAACAACATTTCACGATTGATTTATGGCAATGGCTTAAGTGCTAAAGATGCAGGAAGGAAGCCTAACGAATATGCACAGATGAAGATGCTATTCGGAAAAAATATGCTTCGTTCTGTTATTATGGATTTGAAGATGTTAGGTAATTGTGCATTTCAACTTATCTACACAAAGGACAGAAAGAAGATAGCAAAGGTAGAACACATACCGATGAATCTTTTAAGACCTGAGAAATGCGATGAGAAAGGCAAAATAAACGCATACTACTATTCGGATAATTGGGAAGATATAAAAAGATATGCACCTACAAGAATTCCCACAATGGGAACTTCATCAGAAAGCATTGAAGTACTTGTTTTAGGTCATTACTCCGTAGGTCAAAAGTATTTTAGTTTTGTTGATTATTTGGGTGCCTTAGACTATTGTGTAGCAGAAGAAGAAATTGCTTTATATCTAATTAACGAGATTAAAAATAGTTTCTCGGGAACTAAAGTAATCAACTTTAATGGACTTGTACCTACTGAAGAACAACAACAAGAAATCACTACTAAAGTGATGGGCAAATTGACAGGCAGCACAGGACAGAAAGTAATTGTTTCTTTTAATAATAACAAAGACTTGGCTACTACTGTTGAGGATATAAGTTTAACAGATGCACCAGAGCATTATTCGTGGTTAGCAACCGAAGCACGGGATAAGATATTAAATGGGCATAATGTAACGAGTTCAATGCTTGTAGGAATCAATCAAGGTGGGCAAGGTTTCAGTTCTACTGCTGATGAGATTAAAGTAGCTTCTGTTTATTTCTATAATACAGTAATAAGACCATTTCAGGATTTAATAATTAACGGATTAAATCAAATACTTGCTTTTAATGGCATTTCTTTAGACCTTAAATTTGAATCATTAGATTTATTAGGTGCTGATATTGACTCATCACAAACAAGTAAGCAAGTAATTGAAGCAATTAATAGCCTATCTCCATTAGTTGCTAATAAGGTACTTGATACAATGACTCCAAACGAGGTTAGAGCATTAGTAGGTTTACTTCCTGAAACAGGTGGAAGTGATTTACAATCTACTACAATGAGTAAAATTAAGTCAATAGACAACATAAATATAGATGATTTTAGTTCAGGTATTGATTTAGATGAGTGGGAATTAATAGATACACGTTTAGTTGATTATGATTTAGAGGATGAATACGATGAATTAATCAATAAAGCTAATGAACCTACTTTAATGAATAAGGTAATCAATTTTGTTAAAACAGGAACTGCATATCCACGTAGAAATTCAGAGCAAGACAATAAAATATTTAGAACACGTTACAGATATATAGGTGAAGTATCTGATAAATCAAGAGCATTTTGTAAGGCAATGATTAAAGCCAATAAACTATATAGAAAAGAAGATATAGTTGCTATGGAAAATCAAGTTGTAAATGAAGGATTTGGACCAAATGGAGCAGATAATTACTCTATATGGCTTTATAAAGGTGGGGGTGCGTGTCATCACGCATGGCAACGTGAAACATATAGAAGAAAAGGAACAGATATTAGTTCTCCTTTAGCAGTTAAAGTTACTCCTGCACAACAACGTAAAGAAGGATTTATTGCACCTGTAAACGATAACAAAGTATATCAACGACCTATTGATATGCCTAATAAAGGATTTTTACCAAAATAATATGGCACAAGCATTATTTGTAACAACAGAAGATATTAAAAAATTCACTGCATTAAATGGTAATGTAGACACTGATAAGTTCATTCAATTTGTCAAAATTGCACAAGATACACATATACAAGAGTATTTAGGTACTCGTCTATTTATGAAGTTCAACGATGATATTGTCGCTGATGACTTAGCAGAGCCTTATACATCGCTTTTAACAACATATATTAAACCGATGGTTATACATTGGGCATTATATGAATATTTACCTTTTGCGAGTTATCAAATAGCAAATAAAGGAATTTATAAAGGTGGTAGTGAAACAAGCGAAACTGTAAGCAAAGAAGAAGTTGATTATCTAATCAATAAACAACAGAGCATTGCACAACACTATACAACGAGATTCAAAGATTATATGTGCTTTAATCAAGCATCGTTTCCTGAATACTACGAGAATAGTAATGGAGATATGTTTCCGAACCAAAACACGATTAACTATGGCTGGTACTTATAAACCAAAACAGAGTAATATAATTAAATTACAAGCATTCATTAAATCATTAGCAAAATGAGAATCATAAAAAGACTTAAAGCGACAACACCACCTTTCTTTAAGAAAGTGAGAAATATTGGTTTAATAGTTGCAGGAGTAGGGACTGCAATAGCAACACTTCCTGTAAGTTTACCTGTAGGATTGGTTGCAGTATCTTCGTATTTAATTGCAATAGGCACAACTGCTGCTACAATTGCACAAACTGCTGAACAAAGATGACAATAGGAAGTTCTGAAATTTGGATGTTTATACTTGCTACTGCAACAACTATTATCGGTTACTTCCTTAAAATTGTACATAATGATGTACGAAAAAACACGGAAGAAATAGGAAAGCAGAAAGGAAAGATTGAACTTGTAGAGCAAGAAGCAAGATTAAAGTATCAAGCAATACAAGAGCAAACACAACTTGAAATAAAGAATCTTGCTAAAAATGTAAGTGAATTATCCAGTGCAGTTAAACAATTAATACTTGACAGATGATTGAAAATCGTTTTTTAATAGTGGTATTTGTATTAGTGTTACTTATTTACACTACATTTATTATTAACAACGATAACAATCAACTAAAATGAATCTAAGTAAGCACGTTACCAAGTCAGAATTTGAGTTATCTCCTACTGCAGTTAGGTTAGGAATAGACAACCAAATGAATGAAGAACAAACAACGAAAGCAATACTTTTGTGTGTTAATGTTTTTGAGCCTATAAGAGCAAAGGTAGGACATCCAATAAAAGTAAATTCTGGTTTTAGAAGTGCAAAACTGAATAAAAAAATAGGAGGTAGCACATCATCACAACATTGCAAAGGCGAAGCAATGGACTTAGATCTACACGACAAAGATACTTTTGATTGGATAATTAATAACGTAGAGTTTGACCAATTGATTTGGGAGTTTGGAAATAACGTTACTGCTGATTGGTTTCACATATCATATAAACAAAAAGGAAATCGTAAACAAGTACTTCGTGCTTTAAAAAAACACGGACTTACAATGTATGTACCTTATACACCTTATTAATGAATAAAATTGATACACAAGTAAGAAAGGATATTATAATTGAATATCTTACTAAAAATCCATTAATACCTACGAGAACACTTGCAACATTACTTATTAAAAATCATCCTAATGAATTTAATAATTTTGATTCTGTAAGGTCAACAATTAAAAGATTACGAGGGGAAGATAGTACTAAATATAATTCAAAAATAACTATGTTTAAGAGAACAGCAGAACAAAAGAAAGAAGCAATGGCAAGTAAAAAGATTCCTGAAAGCGATTATAAGGAAGTAATGCCTTTTATAATGCCTAAAGGAAATAACCGTATTTTAGTACTTACAGACATACATATTCCTTACCACGACATAGATGCTTTACAAATCGCATTAGAATATGGTAAAAAACTTAATCCTAACGCAATATTATTGAACGGAGATACTATTGATATGTATCAAGCGAGTAGATTTATTAAAGATAGGAGATTGCGTGATTTAGCAGGAGAATTGGAAATGGTAAGAGATTTTCTTAATTACCTTAAAGATGAGTTTGAATGCCCTATATATTTTAAGATAGGAAACCACGAAGCACGATGGGAGAACTATTTACGAGTATCTGCACCTGAACTATTAGGTATTGCAGACTTTGAATTGTCATCTGTTCTACAATTTGGTGCTTTAGGAATTCAAGAAATTAAATCAACACAAATTATCAAAGCAGGTAATTTAAGTATACTTCACGGGCATGAGTTTGGGCAAAGTGTATTTAGTCCTGTAAACGCTGCGAGAGGTCTTTATATGAGAGCTAAAAGTGATTCTTTAGTAGGTCACCATCACCAAACATCGGAACATTCAGAAAAAGACTTAAACGGTAATGTTGTTACTACTTGGTCAGTTGGTTGTTTATGTGGATTGTCCCCAGAATATATGCCTTTCAATAAGTGGAATTTGGGTTTTTGCTATGTTGAAACTTTTGAAAATGGAAATTTCATTGTTAATAACCATAGAATAATAAATGGGCAAGTTAGATAATATAATATATCTTTGACAAGTTAGTTTTTCATAGTTTGTTTGGTTAGTTTAAGTCCCCTTTCAGAAATGTTAGGGGATTTTTTTTGCTTCTGAAAGCCTTATAAACATTGAGAAAGTGAAAATAATTTAAAAATAATTGTGTAAAAAGTTACACGATATTAATATTGTTGTATTTTTGTAAAGTCAATAAGGCACAAAATTAAAAACAAACAATATGAAACATTTAACACCACTTGGACAAAAATTAGTCTATGCAATTTTCTGGTCTGTAGTTCTTTACGGACTTTATTTAACAAGAGATATTAACGTTTAAAAACAGGAACTATGAACTTTGAAAGTTATTTACAAGGAAGAAAAGATGTATTAAATACAATACAATCTTACCTTGAATTCTGCATCAGAAATCTATATTCATCAGAAGAAGTACAAACAATAACAGACATCAATAATTTTATATTAAAACTAAAAAACAATGAAAACAATACCAATAGCAATGATTAAGAGATGGTGGAGTAAGCCATCAGTAAAACAGGAAAAGGGAGGTAATTTTAATATGGATTTATATCTCCGAGTGTGTGACATTAAATTAAACAACTATGGACAGATTCGTAAAACAAGTATTAAGTAAGTACTGCGAGAGAGCAGAAGCAGGTTTAGAAAAATACGGAACTACTTTAGAACGTGAAGATTTAAACCTATTAGACTGGCTAAACCACTTACAGGAAGAGTTAATGGATGCAACGCTATATATTGAAAAATTAAAAAGTGAATTATGACACCGAAAGAAAAAGCAACACAGTTAGTAGATGAATTTTCAAACGAATGTTTACTTACAAAAGAGGGAGGGAAAGTAGCCGCTTTAATTGCAGTAGAATTTGCAATAGAATTTGCAGGTGGAGATATGAATGAGAGATTTGACAAAATATTATATTTAGTTGAAGTAAAACACGAAATAGAAGAACTATGACACCTAAAGAAAAAGCAGAAGAATTGTTTGTAAAATTTAATAAAGATGGGTTATATAAAATTTCAAGCATTATAAATAGGCATATTCGTAAAGAAATAATAAAACAATGTGCATTGATAGCAGTAAATGAGGTTATAAAAGTATGCCCTTATTTTGATGAAAAAAAACGAGATACAGAAGACCAATTTAGTGCTTTTGATTTTCAGTTTGTATCTTATTGGCAAGAAGTAAAACACGAAATAAATCAATTATGAAACTTACAGAGATTAAAGGGCAGGTACAAATAAAGAATAAGTACATCAGAAAAGAACGTAATATCACAGAGCCTAAAGAAATAGGAATAGACAAAGAATTAATAAGAAACTATTTCAAAGGCATCAGATACAGAGGAGTTTATTTCATCACACTAAAACAAGAAGTCTGTATTCAATTAAAAGATGCTGGACATACATACGAAAAAATAGCAGACTATTTAGATATGCACCAGTCATCAGTTCAGCATCTTCATAAACACCGAAAAGAAGATTCGCAATGCTTTGAAGTAAAGTATCAATGGAAAGAACTAATTGAACAAAAACTTTATCCTGTAACTGTCTGCCATTCCAAGTACGACAAAATTAATTTTACATATTCTCGACATATTTATGTAGTGTATGTAGATAGATTAGAATTAAATAAGTATATTAGCATAAACTAAAAACAAATAATATGAAAACAACAAAAGAATCCTTTGAGGATGCGATTCCAAAACCACACGGAATCTATTTTAAAATGTGGAAAGCCAAGCAACAAATTGGCAAAGCAAGTAAAAACGCAAAGAATCCACACTTTAAGAGTAATTATGTAGATATTAATTCTGCATTAGAAGCAATCGAACCAATACTATTAGAAAATGGCTTACTACTTATTCAACCTATTAAAGATGGCAACGTATTCAGTATTATCATTGATACTGATACTAATGAAACCCTTGAATCTTTTATGCGACTTCCTGATATTCTTGACCCACAAAAGATAGGAAGTGCGATTACTTATTATCGTAGATATACTTTACTTTCTTTATGTTCGATGCAGTCAGAGGATGACGATTCAAATAGTGCTTCTGATTACGTTAAAAACACGAAGCCAAGCATCACGGAGGATAGATTCCAAAATGGACTTAAACAAGTAGATAACGGAGATATGACAAAAGATGAGTTTAAGAAAATACTATCTAAATTTCAGTTAACGGAATCACAAACTAAAACTATTGCATTATTATGATACAATTTAGATGTAGTGGTTTAGGTAAATTGATGACTTTTCCCCGTAGTAAGGGAGAGGTCTTATCCGAAACTGCAAAGACTTTTATTGAAGATGTGTTCCGAGA